TTGGCAGTCGATGATGGTTCGTAAGAATTTGAAGGCGTTTACATCAGGCAAGAAGATCCGTGATACCGGGCTCGGGTTTAAACAGAATGTGGGCGTGTTCGGTATTCGTTGGGGTGGCACTCAGGCAACCATTTTTGACATGTCTCGCAAAGGTGATCTGGCGCAGCAGTTAGACCGCCGTTTCGGTGAGCCTTCTCGAGTCCTTTACCGTGCCTACGAAGTTAAGCAAGCCGAAGTGGAAGGCCAGTTGAAAGACTTGGTCTCGAGCGTTATGCGTCAAGTTGGACGCGGTGGGAACATTTAGCCATGTCTGTCGTACTAAACATTTTTAGCGAGTTTGACTCTTCGGGCGTAAACAAAGCCAAGAAGGAATTTTCACAGCTGGATGGCGCAGCTGAGAAAACAAAGTTTGCTTTTAAGAAGGCGTTTCTTCCTGCTGCTGCTGCAGTCGGTGCTTTGGGTGCTGCTTTGTTTGACGCTGGCAAAGGCGCTGTTGAGGACGCTGCAGCGCAGGACGTTCTCTCTGCAGCATTGAAGCGCAACACTGCAGCTACTGACGCACAGATTCAAGCCAATGAGGATTGGATTAGTACTCAGGGCAAGTTGCTCGGCGTGACCGATTCTGATCTCCGTCCGGCGATTGCGAAATTGGCTGCTCAAACTGGTTCTTTAGAAGAAGCCCAGCGTGGTGCTTCTCTAGCTATGGACATTGCTGCAGCAACTGGCAAGCCCCTTTCAACGGTCACAGATGCTCTTGCAAAGGCTTATGGCGGCAACACCGCTGCACTCGCCAAGTTAGACCCCAAACTTAAGGGACTGATTAAAGGCGGTCTTGACGCTGAAGGCGCTATGTCTGTTTTGGCAGACACCTTTGGCGGTGCTGCATCAACCAAGGCAAACACCGCTGAAGGACAGTTTCAACGCCTAAAGGTTTCTCTTGATGAAACTAAAGAAACCATTGGCGCAGCACTTATCCCCATCATTCAAAAAGTCTTGCCATTCTTGACTCGAATGGGAACTTGGGCATCAGAAAACACCTCAACATTTTTAATTATCGCCGGGGTAATTGGTGGAATTGCAGCTGCCGTTCTTCTTGTCAACGGGGCAATGACTGCATGGACTGCAATCACCACAGCATTTACAGCTGTCCAAGCGGCTTTCAACGCTGTCATGGCGCTTAACCCCGTGGTACTTGTAACTTTGGCAATTGCTGCTTTAGTCCTAGGTTTAATTGTTGCCTACAAAAAGTTTGAAGGGTTCCGTAAAGTTGTTGACACTGTTTTTCAGTTCATCACTAAAGCCGTGTCCGGTTCGCTAGATCTAATTAAAAGTTATTTTTCAACAGTCTTAGGTTTTTATAAGACAATCTTCAACGGCATTGCTTCGCTGTGGAATAACACTGTGGGCAAATTGTCGTTTAAAGTACCCGGCTGGGTTCCGGGTTTTGGGGGTAAGGGCTTTGAGGTTCCGAACATCCCCATGCTGGCGCAGGGTGGCATTGTCACGGGCCCAACGCTGGCGATGATTGGTGAGGCTGGCCCTGAGGCTGTTGTACCGCTTTCTAAAGCAGGGCAATACGGCATGGGAGGCGTAAACATTACAATCCAAGCTGGTGTTGGTGATCCGGTAGCAATTGGGCGTGAAGTGCAAAAGGTTATGAATGCTTACGATCGCCGAAGCGGTGGACGCTAATGCCATACCCGTACGGCATTGTTGAGATTGCGTTTACAGACGGCCCTTATGTGTTGTCGCCTACTTGGACTGATGTCAGTTCGTATGTTCGTGACATGCAAATTGACCGCGGCGTAAACGATGATTGGGACTTAGTCGCTTCGGGTTCTGCAACCGTCACCCTGTCAAACCTCACACGCCGTTTTGACCCTTTTAACACTGCAGGCCCGTACTACGGCAAGTTGCTACCTCGTAGGCAGATACGCATTAGAGCTGCACACGGAGGCAGTACCTACGATGTGTTCCGTGGTTTTGTTGACGGATGGCCACCTGCATGGACTGACGCAGGGTATGACTCGACAGTGACACTGTCCTGCTTTGACGCTTTGGACTTGTTGGGCTCTGCACCAATGCCACCAGTGTGGGCTTCTCGCTACATCAACGATCTAGGCGCTGAACACTTTTGGAAAATGGACGACCCCATCGTAGGTAGCGGAACAACCGTCAACTTCACTGACAGTGGCACTCGCGGAACTCCCATTGCCAGTAGCAACATCATTTACCAAACACCGTCTTTGGCTAGTGGCATTCCTGACACTTGCGCTGGCAGTGCAAACAACGTCACTGCAGGTGCTGCAGTTGTTCTCCCTGTTGGGTGGGGCACTTATGGAAACTTCTCTTTTGCTACTTGGACAAGAAACACCCAAGTAAGCGCTGTCGGGTCTTTAGTCAATTACGCCACTAATGGCTTGGGTTTTGAGATGGGTCAATACACAAGTACTGCAGACATTGGCAAATATCGTTTTCGAATCAGAACGCAAACCATTGGTTACGAATGGCTCAGTTCGGCACAAAGCACAACAGAACCCCACCACGTTGTTTTTACTTACAACAGTTCCACCGGGCAAGGTCTTGTTTACATTGACGGACTACCCGAAGCCCCAGCGCGAGCATCCTTCCCAACATTGTTTGGGCCTTTTACCTCAGAACAAATCGCATTGTTTACAGGCGAATACCAACACGTTGCTAGTTTTAACAAAGTCCTGTCACCAACCGAAGCTTCGACTATTTACCAGTACAGCCTCAACCAATTGTCCGAAACTGCAGCCCAGCGAGAAGAACGAATACTCTCTTACACCCCGTTTTCGGCATCTATGACAAACTTTGCTGGTACACAACAACTTCTTGATTTGCCATCAAACCTGCCCAACGCCACCTTGCAACTTAAGGCTGCTGCCGTGTCCGAGTACGCCCCACTTTTTGTAAACAAGGCAGGCATCCTTACTTCGTTTACGCGCAACCAGATCCGAAGCCAAACTAGGTCGCTCATCCCTCAGGCTCAATACGGAAACGGTATCGGCTGGTTGGGTAACGCCATCGGGCCCGAAGTAGAGCTGCAGTACGCAGGTGATTCAATGCGGAACATTGCTGACGTGTCTTGCGGAACTGCTGGAACTGTCACAGTGACAAACACTTCTAGCGTTAACACTTACGGATCTGCTGAAGAGACCGTTAACACAGTCTTGGGCACTTTGTCTTCTGCCACCAATGTTGGGCAGATTGTGTCGGGTTGGGGTGGTCAGGTTTACCCGAAGGCTTCTCCTACGCAGGTTGTTATGTTCCCTGACGCTTCGTGGGCTTCTACTTTTGATCTCGAGTTGTTTGACCGCATTACTTTGCAGGTCACGCCTCCGACTGGCTTGCCAATTGGCAATCAGATGTTGGCTTCTCGTATTTCTCACACGGTTACACCTGAGGGTTGGTTTACAACTGTTGAGGGTTCTGCCCGGTGGGCTTCTGTTTTCATTCTCAATAAATCCCGTTTGGGCGGGCTTGACCTTTTAGGATAAATGTATGAGTTTCCCTGTTTTTGCTAGTGGTGACGTGCTTAACGCGTCGGATATGAACGCTGTCGGCTTGTGGCTTGTCAAGACGCAGACAGTCGGCACAGGCGTTTCTAGCGTGACCGTTACTGGAGCGTTTTCGGCCGATTACGACAATTACCTAATTGCGGTTTCAGGCGGCACAGCGTCAGGAAATACAACGCTTAGTTTTAGATGTGGAACTCAGGCAAGCGGATACCGATACAGTTATTTATACACAAGTCTTACAAGTAGCCCTCAGGCGGTAGGAACGACCACAGGCACTCAAATTGAGTATGTAGGTTTCGTAAACACAACTGGCACAAACGGCATGATTGAAGTTTCAGGGCCGTTTTTATCAGGCCCAACAATGATTACTGGCGACGGTGGCTCTATTGGAAACTTTGCAGGCCGTGTTACAGGCTTAGAACCCTCTAACACTTCATTTACTAGTTTTACTATTTTGCCTACGACTGGAACCTTTACAGGTTGCACGATTGCTGTTTACGGATACAGAAAGTAGAACACCATGACACGACCACTAATCCAAATTGACGATGAAACCCGTGAGATGACCGAAGAGGAATACGCCGACCTTCTTGCAAGCGGTTGGACACCTGAGGAGCGAGATGAAACGCCTACTCCTAACTCTTAGCCTCGCAGCCGTTCTCGCCTCATGCGCTGACCGAGTCCGCGAAAACTGCGAAACCACAAAAGCCAACGGCCTACTAGAAAGACGATGCCCATGAAACCCGAAAACCGCCTAACCAACGAAGAAATCAAAGCACGACTCATCCTCATCGTAGGAATCGCCTTGTCG